GCACAATCTTGATAGCGCGTTTATTCTGGCGCACATCGTTGATGGTCTGATTCAGGTACTGATTCAACTCATCGAGCGCGAGGCAGGGCCGCCCCGCTTGCTGGCGCGCTTTCTTCTCCTGTGGGTCCCAAGGGTCGCCGGAGACGTAGCGCATGTCGATGCGGGCTTCTTCGCGGATCTCCCGCCACTCCGACATGAAGTAATCGTAGTTCTCCAGCGCTTCCTTCAGGACCTCTTCGTCGGTCATGTGATCCTCGTCAGCTGAGACCACGGCAGCCTTGACGTTCCCTTGTCCTGTAGGGCGGATGCGATAGCGGCCCTCTTAACGGTCTGCCGAAAGCCACACCACTGACACCATAGCTGGGTGTCGCCCTCCGGATAGATTGGCGGCGCGTAGTGCCAGTTGAATCGATGGGCAATACGCATGATTTGTCGGTAGAAGAACCGATAGAAGAACCACCTCATGTGATCTTCGCCTGGCCGTGCCGGTTGCGAAAGTTGTACATGTGAGACTCAGTGTCGTGCTTCTCCTGCATGGCGCGGCCCTTGGGCGTCTCCTTCGAGCCTTTCATGGCCCCAATGCTGTTCATAATCTTGTACGGGGCGGCGCTCTTGGGGCCGAACTTGCGCTTCAGCTTTTCTTCGAGGAACTTAGGCATAGCTTTTCCCTCCCAACTGCGGTACGGCGAGGCGGTCTACCGGAACCTTTAGCGCCTCCGCGAGAACGTCGGCCATCTCATCGACGACATTCTGATCCAAAGGACCCCACATATCCACAATGTGCCTCTCGTCTGGGCCTGGGGCTGGCATCGACCCTTTGGTAATCACACAGAGGTCAGTAGCGCTGACCGCCTCTTGGCCGTTGTCGAGACGATTCAGCCATCCAATAAATGGCGGGTAGGAGTTGTAGATCCTCATGAGCCTGAGGCCGATCAACTTTTTTGTGCGCGGCATTCCTAGCTCCACGGGCTGGCCTGCGATGCACCGGGCCAGTACCGCTTCTGTGGCTTCGGGATAGCGACCGGGCGGGCGAACGTCAGCGCCAGCGCATCAGCATCGTCCGGGCTTCGCTCGCCGCGTTTCTGCATATCCTGCTTGGACTCTAGCACAAGTTTGTTGCTGCGGTTCAGCCCAAATCCTGGCAGGATCACTTGCGCGCACAGGCGGTCCCGCTCGGCCATCTCGGAATCGGCCGGAATCGCGCCCTTCAGGAGCCAGTCCTTCATCGAATTCCACATATAGGCCCGCATGTTGGCCTGGTGCTGGTTCGGGCTCTCGCCGCCAAAGTTCACCTCGTGCACGCGGTCCCGGTAGCCCAAGGCGTGCAAGCGCTCCACGATGGGCGAGCCGAACGCGCTATCGACGAACATCGCCGCCACCTTGCGCTCGGGCCGGTCGTCAGCCAGGATCTCGGCCAGCTTGCCCACCAAGAGGCCCCGGTCGTGGCGGATGGCCTCGCCGGGCAGCCGGTAGCGGGGGATTGTGCGGGCGTCTAGACCACGGCGGAATGCGCACACGTTCCACGCGCTGCCCCCGCCCGAAACGTCCACCCCGCAGATGAGCGGCTCGCCTGGCAGATTGCCGGGGACGGCGCGGGCCTTAGCGGCATCTACGCGCCCCGTGTCGATAAACTGAAACTCTGACGCCCGCGGCGGCAGGCCGAAGACGCGCACGCGGACAATGTCTGAATCTTCGCCATACTCGCGGATCTGGCGCTCGATGAGTTCCTTGTTGGTGAAGCGGGCGGTGCGGCTGTCCACCGTGCGGTGGTTCCAGTACTGCGCCTGGTTGCCGAAGCAGATCTCATAGAACCATCCTGTGTTGCGCTCCATCTGGCCCCACGCGAACATCATGGGCTCGCCGTCGGTCAGCCCGCCCTCGTAGGCGACCTGGAAGATCTTGCCAGGGACAGCGGACGCTTCATCGAACAGGTACCACGAGGTGGACGTACGGGCGTGTTGGCCGGCGAAGCTCTGCGCATTCTCCTCTTTGCAGGTCTGCGTTACGACCTTCCACGTCTCCGGCGAGGTCTTCGAGTAGATGCCTCTGGCTTGGATGTCAAACCAGGGGGCCGTGATGCAGAGCCGCGTCCAGTGCTCGATGGCCGCCCACGTGCGCTCGTCAAGCTGGGTCGCCGTGCCGGCCGTTACAGTGCCGATGCTGTGTGGGCGGGTGCTCAGTATCCAGTCCGTCAGCCACGCGCCCATTGCTGACTTGCCGGTCCCGTGGCCACTCGACTCCGACATCAGGATCGGCATCACTGGCTTGTAGCCGTTACTCGCTGTGAACTTGCGCTTGCGCACCTCGGCCCCAAGGGATTGCAGAAACTCCTTCTGGTTGTCGTCGGGGCCGGATTCCTTCTCCAGTGGCCTGCCCTTTTCGCCCCACGGGTAGGCGAAGCGCACGAACCCGTAGGGGTCGGCGTAGAACTTTGCTACCTCGTCGGCCAGTTCGAGGTGGATACGCTGGGCTGCGGCTAGGGCGGGCATCAGGTTATGGAACCCTTTGCGGCCCCTCGGGTATCAGGGCGAGTAGTTCAGCGTCGCGAATAGCGCGGGCATCCACGTCTTGCCGGTAGCGCAGATAGGAGAGTTCCCCTTCCAAGCAGTCAATGTCACAACACACGGGACAGCCATCTTCTCGTTCATCATAGGAACAGGTGTGCTTGCGGTAACTAGGCAATTGCGCTTCAATTTCCGCAATCCGTTGGTGGATCTGAGTGGCGCTCATCTTCTGCTTTAGAATCATCAGGCTCTCTTCGTGGATGCGTCGCCTCATTTCATTGATCCAGCATCTTCACAATCTGCCCCACCGTCCGGGCGCTGGGCGGCTTGAACTTCATCCGCTCGGCCTGCTCCCAGGTCAGTTCCCCCGAGTTTATCATGCTGTTGCGAAGCTCCTCCGCCGCCGTCGCCCAGAAAGGGCTATCCTTGGGCAGCCGGGCGGCCTGGGTGGCCGTAATGCCGCGCTCTTTCAGCAGTTTGCCGTACTGCTCGGCCTTGAGGGTACGCGCTCCGCTCTCAATGCTCTCGCCGATAGCCTTGGCCTTCACGCCCTTAGCGGCCATCGCCTCCTTCATGGCGGGCTGGTCGAACGCCTCAGACAGGGCGGCGGGGTCGGGAGGGGATACAGGCCTCGGTATGGACTCGCGGTCCATAACTATTCTAGCCGGGAAGGACTTAGCTCCCATAGCATGAAGGGACGCTAAACGGTGCCCACCCTCTAGAATGTACGGACCGTCTTTATCGACAATAACAATCAGTGGGTCAATCCGACCAGACTGCTTGATCTGCTCAGTGAGATCGCGAACCCTCTTGAAATCGTCGGCGGCGTAGAACATGTCCTTAACTGACGCGCCTGGGAAATCAGCCACGGGAACTTCCCTAATTCCAGGGAGAACGTCGTAATCGGCCAAGTACCCTTCAATGGAGCTTTCGTTTGGCACATTGCTCCCCACAGTCCTACCATCAACCACCTTGCTCTTGCCGATACGTGGGTATTCTGGCGCAGCGGCTTGTTGCGGCGGCGCTTTCTTGGGCACGCGGGCTATCGACTCGCGTAGTTGGGCCTCTAAGTCTGGCTCTGCGACTGGCGGCTTGGCTTCTGATGGGACTGCTTGGGCCTCTAGCTGCGCAGGCGGGGCCGCCGGCTCCTCGGCCACAGGTGAGGGTGGGGGCGCTGCTGGACGCGCTGGCGGGGCCGTGGCTGGCTTGGGCGGCGTCTCTGACGGGTTGCCGGAGAACGGAGGCGGTGGCGGCCCAGCGGGGACGGACGGCTTGGGAGCCGCAGAGGTGGGGGCCTGAATCCTCTTCGCTAGGTCCCGCACCGTAGCTTGCTGGGTGGGGTCCAGGCTGGCGAATTTCTTGCCGGCCTGCGACTGGGCCAAGTCCTCAAGCAGAGAGGCCTCGGCGGCTTCCACGCCCACGGTAGCGGCTTGCTTCTTGAAGGCTTCGGCAATCTCTGTGACTCCGGACTTGACGAGGTTCTTGCCAAGCAAATAGCCCAGGAAGGGGTGCCCGACGGCCTGCCCGGCCCCTACAACGGCAGTGCCGCCAGCCACCTTGCCAACGCCCCTGACGACCGCTCCGGTCTTGGGTGACGATACGACGGCGCGGCCCATAGCGGCGGTCCCTCGGGCTAACTTGGGGGAGAACGGGATGGCCAGCCCGGTTGCGGCGCCGGCAGCGCCAGCCACATTGCCCTCAGCGAGGGGCACGCCGACCGCAGACAGGCCTTCCGCTACCTGCCCGACTACCGGGATGGCCTCCAATCCACTCGCCGCCGCTTCCTTCCAGTTGCCCTCTTGGCCAGCCTTGACGGCGTCCCGCGCCTTATCGAACATGTGGGTTATCAGGCGTCCGCCAGGCCCGAAAGCAGCCTCCACGACGCCTCGCCCTGTGCTGAGGTCCGGCGGCTTTGCCATGGCTATCAGCGGGTCTACCGTGGTGGACTTCAGCCCGGCCACGAAGCGCTCCCCGGCCCCGCGCTCTGGCGGGAACTGCTTGCGCAGGACCGTCTGAATGTCGGCGTCGGGCATATCGTCAGGGAAGACGCCCACCGAGCCGTCAGGAAGGTCTATTTCCTTCGGCATGGCTATTTCAGCGTCCCAGTAGCAGGGTCGTAGACTTTGCGCTTCTTGGCTTCGCCTGGCGCTCCCGGCGGGTTGGCTCCAACGGCCCGCGGCTCGCCGTAGAACTCATCGTAGGCTTTGCCGGCCTGATAAGCTAGACCGTCCAGCAGGGTCTGGCGGGCGATGCGCTTTTGCTTGATGGTAGCCGGCGAGTCGCCGGGCTGGGCGAAGTACGTCTTGCGGTCGTTGACAAACTCGCTCTCGGGAATTGCCGCACCAGATTCCTTACGTAGCCGTGCTTCCGTAAAGGCACGCTGTGCTTGGTTGTAAGCCTGCTGCTCGTCGGATTGGACGATGTTGGGCATTTTCAGCCTGGCCTGCGAGATCAGGCTGCCGCCCACGCGCTCTTCAAGTGATGGCCCGCCACCGATCGGCGTGGTCAGCGTCTCCACGGCCTCCTTGGCGCGGTTGTAGAAGCCCAAGGCCGTCTTCTCGGCCCCGGTGGGGGGCTTGGGTGCCTTAGCGGCCGCCTTGCCCACAGCAGCGCTCTGGCGGACCCAGATGGGATTACCGCTCTCGTCCGCGACCTGTACGAGGGGCTCATGCTCCAGCCGTTTCTTCTGGGCCTCAACGTCAGCCGGCAGGGGAATGTCGCGCCCCGCTACGGGAGCGGGGAGCGTCTTGACGGGCTGAAGCCGTTTCTTCTGGGTTTCTACCTCGGCCGGGAGCGGAACATCCACACCAGGCGTTGGCCTCGCGCTCTTAGCTGCGGCGGCGTCGGCCGCTTTCTCTTGTGCCGTCAGTGTCTTGGTGCGCTGCTTCGTCAGGTCTTCGGCCTGCACCCAATTCCCCACCTTGAGGCTGTTGATCGTGTGGGGTAGCGCTTCCGGCGTCAGGTCCTCAGGCTTGAACATCCCGGTCTGCAGGGCCTGCTCTAATAGCCGCTGCTTCGACGTAACATCCTGCGCCTGCTGGGCGGCGAGCAGCAGTCCCTGCGCCTGCTCGTGCTGGGCCTTGATGATATCCTGCTCCGTCTTCGAGGCTGAGGTCCACTCCTGCCTCACCTTGGCCAGCGCTTCGGCGTGCTTGGCCGCCGTGCCGGGCGAAACGCCGTACTGCGCCATCCGGGAAATTAGCGCCATCCCGCCCTGCTTGGGATCCCACTCCTGCATCGCCCGGTTGACGGCCTGCTGGTCCCGCTCCGCCTGCTCGAGCTGCCGACGCTTGATGTCGCCCAGCGCCGTAGCTTGCACGGCCTGCTTCTGCGCTTCCTGCTGTTGGGCTAGGGCGATGCGCTCGGCTTCCTGCTCGTTGGCGCTCTTAATCCGCGGAACCGGCTGGATGCCGCGGGCGATGATGTTGGCTATGGTGCCCATGTCAGTTGATTGCCGTATACTACGGTCGGCTTTCCGTCGGCTTCACGCGCTATGACTCTGTATAAATCAAAGTCAAAGTGCCCTTCCAGAATCCGCAGTGTCTCTTTCGCGAAAGGGAATAGGTGTCCCCTCCGAAGCCTGTCCATGTATGATTCTGCCGCGGGGATAGAGATCATCTTACGCCCTGGCACCCATAGCAACCGCTCCGGGTCCAGAGCGAATGCCCCGAATGCGGCGAGTAGACCTCTGCGCGTCGTGCCCATGTTAGGCGTCCCAACCGGCTGGCGCTCCGGTAGCTGGCTTTCGCCGCCCCAGGATCGCCTGCACCAGTGCGGGCAGGTTGTTGGCCGTGTTGTTGACCATGCCGACGTTGGCCGAGCCTTGGCCGATCGTACCCGCAGCCGTAATGTCAGCGCCGCCCACGTTGAGCTGGTTGGCTGTCTCGCCCGCCCGCGTCCCCAGGTTGCCTAGATACTGGGATGTATTGATCGTATTGCTAGCGTTAGCGTAGCCCTGGCCTAGCGTGTTGGCGGCCTGCTGCTCTCCTACACCCGCAACCTGTCTGCCGATGTCTAGCGCGGCGCCGGTGCCGATCGACGTACCGCGGAGGCCGATGTCGGACAGCGACCGCCCGATGTTGAGCTGGTTCTGCACGCCCTGGTTGTAGCGATTGAAGGCTTCCTGGTAGTGCGTGGCCGCTAAACCCTGCCCATATTGCGTCAGGTCCTTCAGCGTGTTGCCGCTCTGCGCGATACCGCGTGCGCTAGCGCTGTTCTCGATGGCACGGCTGCCTTCACGCATCAGGAAGTCGTGCGCGGGTCCGCTGGCGTAGTCCTCGTAGCGAAACTCCGGGCGGCGGCTCAGGTCCGTCAGCGTATTGACGCCCGTGCTGCCTGCCGCCATGTAAGGCTGAACGTCAGAGCGGATACCCGCTCCTACGGTCTGCAAGCCTTGCCCTACATCGGCTAGCGTGCGGTTCGCGTCGGCGGTGCCAGTGGTGATTTGGTTCTGCGCTGTCCCTGAGGCGGCCCCCACGTCGCGGGCTATCGTGCCATAGTTGGCCGTGATGTTCGCTGCGGCACTGGCTCTCGCTGCTGCGGCCTGCTCTGCGGCTTTCTTGGCAGCTCGGCGCTCTAGGATGCCGGATACGATGCCAGCAACTGGAGCTGCGACGGCTCCGAGCAAAGCTTGAACTGGCATCTATCCCCCCTCCGCCGTCAAATTTGTTTCTAGGTTCACCAAGCTTTGCTTGCGATCAACAACGTCCTCTTGCGCCACCAACTTCCCATCCAGCGTCCAGAGCTGAGGAATACGGCGGCAAGGATCAGCTTCCGTTCCATCACCGCGATACTCCCTCGTGTATATCAGTTGGACAATGCGGGCCATCAGCCCTCGCTCCCCGCCGTCACGTCGATGACGGGCTGCTCCGGCGCCTGCAGACGCTCGCGGCCGGCGGCCAAGCGGACCAGAATGTCCTGCTCCATCGTGATAGCGCCGCTGTGCTGCAGGTGCGAAGTGTCGATCTGCCCGAGCCCGCAGGGGCCTGGCTGCTTGCCGAGCCAGATCTGCATCGTCGCGTTGCCTTCCTCGACCGCAAGGGCAAATTGAGCGGAACGAAGACGAACGCGGGCTTTGGCGTGTCCGTGCTGAATCGCCTTCGCAAATTCCGTCTTCTGCTTCCGCCGCTGAATCGTGTCAACCGAGACGCCGAGGGCGGTAGCTATTTCCTCTTCGGAGCAGAACCTAGCAGCCAGCTCTTCCACTTTTGCAAGATCTAGCGGAATCGGCGGGGCACCCATGCGCTTTCTTAGAGTTACCGCAGAAGTTTGGCGTGCCATTCCACCGCAACCGTATCACCTAACGCTGCGAAATGTCAAGAGATAGACGGGGAACTACTAGAGGGGAGCTGCCCACTTTCTGATGGGCTTTCCTTTGCGCCCCCTCGTGGGGCTATTGCCACCCGGCCCACGGTTCACGCCGACTTCAGGTAACCTTC